CTGGAAGTTTTTTTTATAAAAAAAATCTCTAGCTCTATATACACAGATGGCTCGTTCCGCAACAATCTACGCCTTAATAACTGGGTAATAGAAGATGACCGAAAAACTCCCCGCCAAGACGGCCCCCGTCCCCGTCACCACTGAAAAAAGGACCCCCGGTCGGCCCCGCGTCACTGCGGCCCAACCCCTAACCCGACGACAAGAGCTGTTTGTGAAGGAGCTAGTGTCCAAAGACGGGCAGATAACGATGCGCGAAGCCGCCATTAACGCGGGATACCCCGCAGGGTCGGCGCATACCAGAGCGTATGAGCTGACGAACGCACAAAAAAGCCCGCATGTCGTCAGCGCGATTCGCGCTTATCGCCAAGAGCTTGACGAAAAGTTTGGCGTGACGTACCAGCGCCACCTTCGCGACTTGCAGTCGATCCGCGACGTGGCTTTGACTAACGGCGCGTATTCCGCAGCCGTGCAGGCCGAATACAGGCGCGGGCAAGCGCAAGGGGACATCTACGTCAGCAAAAGTGAAATCCGGACCGGCAGCATCGACTCCATGTCCAAGGAGGAGGTAAAGGCGGCCCTACAGGAGTTGAAGCAAACCTATGCGCCGATCACTATCGACATTACTCCCGAAACTTCCGCGCGAGCGAGCAATCCCCACAACCGCGACAAAGCGCGAAGCCGACTTGTGGAGGGTGATGAAGGCGGGGGTAGCCAAGACCCCGAGGACTTGGAAGATGACGCGGATTGAGACGTGGGCGATGCCCGGTATCCCCGATGTGTTGGCGTGTGACGATGCCGGAGCGTTCCACTTCATAGAGCTCAAGGCGACTGCCGGGAATGCGGTTGATCTCCGTCCCCACCAAGTCGCGTGGCTAACAACGCACAGTCACGCCAGTGTTTGGGTATTGGTCCGCAAGCTGGCCACCAAAACCCTGCCTCAACGGATCTATTTGTACCACGGACGCCTCGCCATGGAGCTAAAAATGGAGGGCTTGAAGGTCGTGCCGCTTTATTATGCCGAGGGGGATTTTGAGTGGGGCACGATCATGGGCTTGATATCTCCTAGATGATCCCATAATATGCTATATCCTTTCACTTATCGGAGTTCAGACATTTGTTTCTTCTTATAGAATGGATATACAGGTTACTGTACGGCAGTGACGCCGTAGACGATTTGGACAAAAGCCCGAGAAAGCGCCGGTCTGCGCCAAAACGTGGGCGTAAGGGCCAGAGGGGGAGCGGATAGACACCACAAGCTGGGGCAGTTCCCGGCTGACTTTTTTTCACTAAAAGGAGGCTCACAATGAGCGAGAGAGAGAGAGAGAACGGAATGGAGCGGCCGGGGGCGGAGAGGTTGGAGCTGGAGGACAAGTACAGGATTAATACCGGGCTGGCGGCCAATTTGGAGCGGATGGAGGATCTGGCGGACGCCAAGATGGAGCAGATGGAGGATCTGGCGGACGCCAAGATGGATCAGATGATGGGCCTTTATGACCGGCTGGCCGCCCGATTGGATTGACTTTTTTTTCACTAAAGGAGGCTCACAATGAGCGAGAGAGAGAACAGAACGGATCGGCCGGATGCCAAAATGTTGACTATTGATAGTCAGCTTTGGGGGCGATTCCAGCGTCTACAGGGGTCAGAGGGGGAGAGGCTAGGCTTCCCCCTAACCGTCAAACAGTTTATGAGTCTTGTTCTGACCCGAATGGAGGAGATCGAAGAGCGACAGCACGTAGAGGATTACGGGAGATATGTTCCCGGCTCTACTGGGCTCGTGGAGGCAGGTTCTGGGGACTAACCGCCCGCCACTAAACGAAGCCCGCCGTGTGTGCGGGCTTTTTTTGTGGGGGTCTATTAACTAAAATAGCGGGGTTTTCCTGATGATCATGACACGAGAAAAAGTGGAAGCGATGCTCCACCCGTACGAACAGAAACTCCGGGGCGCACGCATGCTCCTACTGTTTGAGACTGTAACAAACGAGGACGACGGAATCGAGGCGCTGATTATGGACGGAAATGAAAAGCACAGCTATCGCGTCGTGTATCGCGATACGGATGCGGAGGAGGCAATTGGTGTCGTATTCTGCGACACGTACCTAGATGCCAAAAGGCACGCAGACAATTTCGCTCGAGGTAGCAAAAATGAAAATTGAAAGGATGGTTAACGGAATTTACATGGCGTCATTCAAGCATCGTAGCGGCAGCGTCTACTTCGGGTATAGCCCTAGACTCAGCGAGGCGATGACATTTTGCGCCGGACTTATTCCAGAATAGGGGAAGGGCTAACAAAGTAGAATGTTATCCTTGCGGCATGTGCGCCAGTATGGGATTATCTGGGACGGGCGCAAACTCGCGCCCGAAAACTACGGAGTCTCTCTACCATGGCAACTTATCAAACCAACGCGTTTGCTCACGGAATCGGCAATTCCGCCGTCTCCTCCAACTGGTTCTCTCGACCGGCTGACCAGAAGTTTCTAACCCTTGACGCGATGCTTGCCTTTAAGCGGGTGGACGCGCAACGGATGGCGTCGCGGGTAGTCGATACGCACAAGGTTCGGATTCTAGGAGATTATGACGAGTCGAACCCCAGTCGCGGGGATGTTCGGGTGGAATACACTGACGATAGTGGTCGCGAGCACCATAACGTCCCAACCAACTGGTCGTTCGGCCAGTTGTCCCAGCTTGCGGGCGCACCGTCCGGGTACCTGCGCGGCTTGCCTGCGCCGCTTGCGGCGGATTGCCTACAGTGGGGATTGAAATACAATCGTCCCAAGGAACTGGTTAAGATTTTCGGCGAGACCGACGGCGGCGAACTTAGGGCCGCGACCGGGCCCGACTATGGCCGTATCTATGACTGGGAAATCTTGGAGCCGATCAAGCGTTTGGTGGATCAATCCGGGGGCAGGTGGAAAGTTCCGGGGATGATGACCGGAAGCAGCGGCGGCATGGCGGTATATGATCCCGAGGTGCCCGTTACTAATGACACAACTACATTGTTCGCGAGTGATCGCGACGTCTTTGTTTTCTTGGTGGACGATCGGAACCCCATCGAGGTCGGCAGGTTGGCTAATGGCGAGCCTGATTTGATGTTTCGCGGGTTCTATGCTTGGAACAGTGAAACCGGCAGCAAGACGGCAGGTATTGCCGCGATGTATCTGCGCGGCGTTTGTATGAATCGAAACCTTTGGGGCGTTGAAAACTTCCAAGAGATTAAGATTAGGCACACTAAGTTCGCCCCGGATCGCTTCGCAAACGAGGCTCGTCCGGCCTTGGAGAGTTTCGCGCACGGTGCGACAGGTACATTTATAGAGGGGGTGGTGGCCGCGAAATCCGCCCGGGTGGCAAAGGACGACGATGACCGCCTGTCGTTCCTCACGCAGCGGGCGGGCTTGTCTGGGCGAATGGCGAAAGCGGCAGCGGCGCGCCACCTCGTTGAGGAGGGCCGCCCATTGGAAACGGTCTGGGACGCCGCGCAGGCGATTACCGCAATTGCTCGCGACATTCCGCACCAAGACGCGCGGATTGACGTCGAGCGGAAAGCGGGTGCGCTTCTGGACAAGGTGGCGGCCTAGTGGGGTAGCAGCGCCGCCCTGCTAAAACGAACGGAGCCCGCTTGATTGCGGGCTTTTTTGGTGGGTTGGCTATTAGTGCGGCGTTCGCATAGAATCGCATACGCGGGGGCATACCGCCGCCGCGAACTACTACGGGGCAACTATAGATGAGAACAAAAAGAAGTATGAAGGTGCGCGACTGCCGTGAGTGCGGTGCAACCATTCACAGAGGCGATCAATATGGAAAGCGTTCTGTGTCGCTCGGTAGACAGTCCTCGTGGGGTATCGACCAAAGGCCAGCCGCAGAGATCCCAGCGTGGGCGTGGTCTGAATTTCGCGTCAAGGTAGATGTCTGCGCTTCCTGCGCATCGCCGACATGATGCTGCGCTAAACAACGCGAAACGAAGTCCGCTTGATTGCGGGCTTTTTTTGCCCCCAATATCGCATATAATCGCAGACTCTGTACGCCACCAAGTAATCAATCAGCAAGGGAGCAATCAGCATGAAAACAGATATTCACCAAGCAGTCACAGATCAGGTCATCGAGAGGATGGAAGCCGCCGGCACCAATTGGGTCAAACCCTTCGCTGGCGGTACAATGAACGCAGCGACCGGCAACGAGTACCGAGGAATTATTGACCTGTATCGGCGGTACTCCTTTCTGCTATCTACAAAAGAGCGCGGCACAAGCCGCGTAGGAGCAATGATGATGCAACTAGACGACGCACTCGAATGCACTGTCACACGCAAAGAGGCCATTGCCGAAATCATGAAGCATGACTTCCCGATTGAGGAATTCTTCGACGACGTAGGCGACCGGCCAGAGTATCGCGGTTCGGAAGTCCTACTCTGGCTGGGCTACTAATTTTGCTAGCGATCGCTCTCCTTCTGGCTGTGCTAGGAAGGTAGCAGCGCCGCCCTGCTAAAACGAACGGAGCCCGCTTGATTGCGGGCTTTTTTGGTGGGGTGGCTATTACGGCAACGTGCGCATATAATCGCATACGCGGGGGCATACCGCCGCCGCACTACTACAAGGGCAACTATAGATGGGTACTGCTACATCACTTTGGTACGTGTGTCTGGTTGACGCGCTCTGTCGGGCGCAGTCTGCCGAATCGGGGTCGGACGAGGAGCGATTCGCCGCCCTACAGGCGGAGGATTACTCGGTGACCCTGACAGAGCTGGAGGTGGCCCGGGCAAAAAAAGAAGCGGCGGGGATGGTAAACCTATGGAGCACGGAAAAATGATCAGGTTAAGCAACGACGTCAAGCCCGCCAGCCGCAAAGAAGCGGCTGCCATACTCGCCGACATGATGCTGCGCTGTAATGAGATTGACGGTATTGGTAACGATAGCATTGAGCGACTGTATCGGTATTTCCTACCTGCCGCGCCTAAAGTCGCCAAGACGCCGGAGCAGTGGGTGGGTAAGGCGATCGACAAGAAGGATAGACGCCCACAACTGGCCTACTTGCACGGGCTGAACGGGAGTCTATACGCGACTGATGGCCGTCGCATGCATTGGATACCGTCCCCGCTTGAGGGTTTCCATGACCCTAGATCGGTCGCTCCAGTGGCTGATGTCGGCCACATCTATCCCGACGTGCTGCGCATAATACCGTCATATCGGGAAGAGGATTTCGTTACCTACACGACGGCGGACCTGATCCGCAGCATTTCCGATCAGATCGAAGTCGCCCGGGTGGGCGTGAATTGCTACAATTTCAAGTTCATACTTGATGCGATAAACAGTGCTCCGACGTTCGACGCGCAACAGCCGGGCGGTGATGGCGCCGCACTATTGGTTCGTTCCCGGTTCGGACTAGCAATAGTCATGGGCATCGCGCGGGTGTAATGACGACGGCATTCTCCGAAAGGCCCGCCGTGTGTGCGGGCCTTTTTTGTGGGCGGTCCGGCGCTGCGGAGGCAAAAACCGCGCGGGTGGCTATTGATGCAGAGACTCGCATATAATCGCAGACTCACTAACGAGAGGCAGAGACATGACGTATAAACAGTTGTCACGGCTTATAGATGGCTTAACTGCGGAACAGCAAAACCAATCTGTGACCATTAACCTTCCGCAATCATATCCTTTATCTTACGACGTGGAATCCGACCGGCATGTCGAGATCCATGGCGCTGTATTCGTTTATGGGGAGAATAGGCTGGATGAAGGGCATTTTGTCGTGGCGATATAGCAATAAATTAAATCCTTATGGGGGCAACCATAATGCTGACAACAGTTGAATACAGTAGGGCAACAAAAACGCGCGGTATCGCCGTGACCTATCGGGCAGGGGAGCGTGACACGTATGGGACGTGTCCGACATCCTGCGAAATGAATTGCTCCGGCAAGGGGACGCAAAAAATAGATCCGGACTATTTCGCCGCCTTGCTGGACGCTGTGCCCCGTCGGGGCTTGGCTTTCACGTATACCCATTTTGATTGGAATCAATGGGCGGACCGGTCCAATAAACGAAGCGCAGGCCACCAGACGGTCGTTAACTTTTCCGCCAAGACGCTGGCGAGTGCGGCGGCTGCGTCGCGAGTAGTTCCGGCGGTAGTCGTCCTACCGGCTACCGAGTGGGTCAGGGGAAAGTATGCGACCGCCCCGGCATTGGGTGGTGCCCTTATCCAGACTGACGCCGTGCGGGTTGTCCGATGCCCGGCAGAATACAAAGAGAATTTTTCGTGCGGCGATTGTGGCGGCGGCGTCCCCCTATGCGCACGGGCGGACCGTGATTATGTCATCGGATTTACTGCGCATGGTGCTGGCAAACGAAAGGCGGCGGACCCTGAGACCCTTGGCGGCTGCTACGCGAAAGGTGGCCGTGTCCGCTTGCACTGGGACGCGACCGCGAAAAGCGACCAAGGCGGGGAGTCGGACGGGGAGCGGCTCGCCCGGTTTGCGCGAGGGCTCCGCCCGGGGGCGATTCTGCGCCACCACGTGGCGGGGGATCTGGGGTCTAACAAGGCATAAAGTGAGGGGCTTTTTTGTGGGGGTTTTACTTTCTATAAAGGTATCCCATATAATCCCATTCACCGGGGGGCAATTTCGCCCGCCGCTTCACTACACAGGGCAACTATAGATGGGCATTACACGAGCCGGATTGATCGAGATGCAGAACCAGTACCACGCGCGCGTGATAGATATACGATCCCGCCGCACCCGCCTGACGGCAAAACGCCGAGCGGCGTGGATTGAGGAAGCCATGTCGCAGGCGGCAGTTCTCGAGGGCAGGCGCCGGACCCGACGGCTCGAGCGGGCCGACGTCGAGCGACTAATCGATGCGGTGCGCGGGTATGCAGGAACGGGGGAAATCCGAACAGCTAGATCGTACGCCGGGAACGGCAGTTTCGTGCCGAACAGCTACCGGTACGCTGCCCCGGTCACGGTCTGCGTGGTGGGTGCCCGAGGTCAGCCGGAGGTGGTAGTCCTCGACGCCAAGCGCCCTCACGGCCGGGCGGCGTCCGTGACGGTGAACGGCCGAGCGGCGCCATTCTGTCTGGGGTCCGCGCGGGGTGGCTATTATAGGGTCACCTGACGCAGAGCAACAACGTCGAACTCAAGGCCCGCACGTGCGGGCCTTTTTTGTGGGCATCTTGTTATTGCCAGTTAAAGGAGCTCGGCCGTGGGTCGTGTCCCGCGCCCCAAACGCACCGACCCCCGATCTGTGGGCGTCGTGTCCAGGCAAAATATCCCGGCGCTGC